GCTGGAGTCATTATGGGCATCGGTTCGTAAGAACCTGATTTTAGGATATAAGGTTAAAGTCAATGGGCTTGGAACCTTTCATAGAATGCAACGTTACAGTCAGACCTTTGATCGGTCGAAGGCTGGAACAGGTTGTGTGAAGACCGTCGTTTCATTGAGTAGCGAGATGAGGCAGGATCGAGTTGAGCGTATTGAGTGATCGTCCAACGCTGCGTGATATTGTTCAATCGGCGCGATCTCTGGAGATCATCGAAGAGGATGGTCGTGTTCTGCGATGCGATATGGATTTGGTTGAGCGCATGGCGGCTCAGGGGATGACTGTTGGACAAATAGCGGCATTGCTAGGAGTGTCACGCAGCGAATTGCGTAATCGCAAGGCGATGGCGGATCAGTTGGCGGATGCTGTAGAGCGTGGGAAGTCTATCGGAATCGGGAAAGTTTCAGAGAAGTTGTTGGAGCAGGCGGCTGGAGGAAATACCATCGCCGCCATCTTCTATCTAAAAGCCGTAGCAGGATGGCGTGAAGCAGACAAGAGACCACCTGAAGATTTAGATGGAAATAGCGCAGGCGTAAAAATATATCTACCTGAGAAGGATATTGATCAAGATGAGTAACTATATTATATACAAGAAAGCGTTAAAGGAAAAGAAACAGAATCTATTTGATCTTAAGCGGGTTGAGTTTAATACTAAATATGCGAAGGAATGTTTTTATTGTGGAAAGATCATTATGGGCCATCGGTATTTTGGGCGCATTTGGATCATTGAGCAGGATGAGGATGGAAATAACACAATACATAATTGTGATGAATATATTAACGCAACACCAGAGAAACACGCAGAAGCGAACAGAAAGAAAAGCCTTCGCCGTTCTGGAGTTATTGAATTAAGAATAGAGATGACTATCAAGAAGCAATATGGTGAGGATCGCTTGCGCGGATTATTTTCATGAGATTGATGCCTCAACCCAAGCAGGAAAAGTTCCTGCGGTCTAGTGCGGATATTGCGATATTCGGAGGAAGTGCGTTTGGAGGAAAAGGGCTTAGAAATCAAACACTTATACCAACTCCATCTGGATGGGTTATCCTAGCAGACATTCAGGATGGAGACAAGGTGTTTGATGAAAATGGTGATGTTCGCACGGTCATCAAAGCCCATGATCCATATATGCCAGAAGTGGCCTATCGTCTAACCTTCGATGATGGGTCAACGGCTGAGATTTGCTCTGAACACTATTGGGTTACGTTTCAACCGCAAGATTTATCTAATAAGTTTTGTACTCATAATGAGTGGATTCAGCATACTCGTAGCACTCAAGAGATCGCAGATACTCTGCTGACTGATGATGGCAAGCCGAATCATGCGATTTGGTTATGTGATACGCGCTATAATCCATATAATCACATTCTTCCTGTTCGTATAGGAAGATGGATTTACATCACCGCCTGCGAGCGCATCGAACCAGTGATGATGCGTTGCCTGACCGTTGACTCCCCGTCACGTCTTTACCTTGCTGGCCCATCAGCGATTCCGACGCACAACACCTTTGCTTTATTGATGGAGTGTTCTCGTTATAGTGAACATGGAAACTTTGGTGCAGTCATCTTCCGGCGTGAATCGAAGCAGGTAGACAATGAAGGTGGATTGAGGGATACCGCGCTTCAGTTGTATGCCGGGCTTGCGGAATATCGCAGTCAGCCACAAAAACAGTTCATATTTCCATCTGGGTATCGGGTGTCGTTGGCGCACCTGAATCAGGATACCGATGTGGTGAGTTGGCATGGGTCTCAGATCGGGCTACTCTGCTTCGATGAGTTGACCACCTTCACGGAATCCATGTTCTTCTATATGATGTCGCGTAATCGCAGCACATCGGGTATCAAACCTCAATGTCGTTGTACCTGCAATCCTGACTCGGATAGTTGGGTGGCAAAATTCATTGACTGGTGGATTGATCAAGAAAGTGGGTTCCCAATCCAGGAGCGTTCTGGCTCCATCCGCTATCTGCTGCGCCGGACGAATTCAGATGGCGTTTTCGGGTTGAATTGGGCCAGTTCACGTGATGTGTTACTATCTGACTTGGGTTTTGGCAAGCCGAGTGAATCTGCATTAGCAGATGCTAAAATCAGGCATCAGAGATTCATAGAGAACGGACAGTCTCCGATGGATGGTACTGAGGAAATGGCTTACTTACTGGAACGGCAAGCCATCAAATCAGTGACGTTTATCCCGGCGACCATCTACGACAACCCCATTGGAATGGGCGCCGATCCCAGTTACATCGCCAATCTGAAGGCACAGAATCCTGTAGACAGGGCGCGGCTACTTGATGGAAACTGGAAGGTCAGGCCAGCAGCAGGTTCCTACTTCCCAGATCATCGGGCAGTCATCATTGATGAAATTCCGAAGGATGTCACGGTTTGGGTGCGGTCGTGGGACTTAGCGGCTACCGAACCGAGTGAATCAGAACAAGACCCGGATTATACAGTCGGAGCACTCATCGGTCGGCGTCCTAATGGAACTATCGTGGTGGCCGATGTGATGCGTTTTCGCAAGAGTGCCAACATGGTTCGTGAGATGGTCAAGGCAACGGCCATTCGTGATGGGAAGAATGTACTCATCTATATCCCCACTGATCCAGGACAAGCTGGACGTTATCAAATTTCATCCTATCGAGAGTGGTTGGGAGATTTTACGGTCATCAGCAAAGTCATCACGAAGAATAAGGTGGCGATGGCTGAACCCGCAGCAGCCATGTGGCAGAATAAGTTGATTCACCTGGTGCGTGGAGAGTGGAATGGTCCATTCATCAAGGAATTGGATTTATTCGATACCGGAAGGTATGATGACCAAGTGGATGCTTTAACGGGAGGAATCAGTGTACTTCCACAATCCGCACCTGAGTACAACATCTATACGAGAAAATAACATGACCGCTCTCTCAAATTCCATCGTTTCACTTAGTCGAGTGATGGTATCGTGTTGAGGGGCAAAGAGCGGTCAAATTTTTAATGCTGGTCAATGCTAGACAATGCTTGTTTAATGCTATTCAATGCTGGTCAGCAATGCTATTCAATGCTGGCCAGCATTGACAAATGCTGGTCAATGCTACAAGTGATAACTTTGTAAGGCGACAACGATGGAAAGTTTAGACATTTACGACTCGGCATTACTTAAGCCGAAGTCCAAGGCGCTCCTCCAGTCTGAGGTTGCCATTTCAAAGTTGATGGACTACTTCTTTCTGATGGCCGATTCTGACGATCTGTTGGCAAAAGCCGGAATCGAAAGGTATCGTCTACGTTCGCTGCTTCTCGATGATGAAGTGCTGCAATGCGTAGAGACCCGCGAGGACGCCATTCAGGCCACGCGCTGGCGCATTGAACCCAACAGTACCCGTGCTGGAAGGTGGCTCTCTGCGGCTCTGGAAGACCATGTAGACGGGATGCTACGTGGATTCATGGAAGCCGTATGGTATGGCTACTCCGTGCAAGAAATCGTTTATCAGCAGATTGGTAAATACATTGGCATCAATCGGTGTTCTGTCAAGCCGATGCAATGGTTTACACTAAAGACTGATGGTGAAGTCTGGTTCAATGCAGAGGATGGCAAGAGTGTACAATGTGATCCCATCAAGTTCATGGTAGCCAAGCATCGCCCACGCTATGAAAATCAGATGGGTGAAGCGTTGCTCTCGCGTCTCTGGTTCCCGGTGACATGGAGGCGTGAAGGATGGCAGATGTGGTTGCACTTTCTTGAGACATTTGGTGATCCTATCATTATTGGTCAGGTGCCGAACTATAAAGAGTTTATCACAGCGATGCAAAAGCAGGGTGTGCGCTCTGCGGTGGCATGGCAATCGGTGTCCTCTGAAGACCGTGTGACCACCATCAATGCGAGCACTCCGGGTGAATTTGCATCACTGGAAGGTGCGATTACCAAACGCATTCAGAAGTTGATCCTTGGGCAGACCATGACCTCTGATGTTGGGCAATCGGGTAGTTATGCCGTAGCCGCTGTCCACAATCAGGTACGCAAAGAGAAGGTCGCTTCTGACATCCGTTTTGAGACGCGACTGATGCAGGGAGTGGTAGATCGTCTCTGTGCTTTGAATGGGTTTGAGAGGCATCGGTTCATTCTTGCCGATGCGAATGGACTGGAGACGGCGCGGGCGGCTCGTGATGCAGTGATGATGCCGGTACTGACTGCCTGTGGATTGAAGATCGCCAAATCCTACTTCACGGATGTCTATGATTACAGGGAAGATGATTTGGAAGAAGTTGAGGATGCGGCAGACGCCAGTGAACCCGGAGACACCACTGAAGATGCAGGAGGGATGGAGCCAGTCGAGCATGTGAAAGACCCAACGACCGTGATTCAGCCCACCAGAGGTAAGTCCATCACGGATAGCAAGCCGGTTGGGCAATTGGATTGAATCATTGCGACGTGGAGTAGTAGTGCTCGTCAAGTACATCAACTTGAAGGCGATGGTGCAAATCCATCCGTCGCTACCACACAGGAGTCATTGAGATGGCGCTAAGACTTGATCTCATCGCTGAAGGGAATGGGCTAAAAAACATCGAGGCTGAGTTGCAGACCATCCGCAAGCGACTCGATAACGTCAAGCCGTTGTTGTCTGCCATTTCCACCATCTACTATCAGAGCACGATGGAAAGATTCCGCTCACATACCGATCCACAGGGGCGGTCGTGGAAGCATTTGAAGCCACGCACCATCGCCGACAAGCGACGACTTCCGTCTGTCGAGTCTCCATACTTTCAGTTGATTCGTACTGGAAATATGCGTTCTGCAATCAGAGTGCGTCATGTGGATGCAAAGACCATTAGTATCGGACTGAGAACTGCGGATATTCCTTATGCCGCCCATCATCAGTATGGTGCGCCGAAGGCCAATATTCCACAACGCAAGTTCCTTGGAGTGACTAAAGCGGCAAATACTCAAGTCAGAAGATTGATGGAAAAATTTGTTCAGGGACAAAACTTGAATGCTTAATGTTACATGATAAATAACCACGTTTAATTAAAAAGTAGTTGACTTAAATCGAATCTTGTGATAAAGTGAGGCATAGTATGGATGTTTTGGAAGTGTTTGCAAGTCATTTAATGAAACAAGGGGTTTCTTCAGAATTAGTTGCACAAGTTACAGGACGGGTGCGGCAAGAATTGGGTGGGCAGCAGCATTATGTTCGCGGTCAGGATTATCCATCCAGAGATGCCAGCATCAGGGATGAGTATCGCAAGTGCCATTCATTTAGTCGAGTGGCAGTAAAGTTCGGATTGTCGGAGCGAAGAGTGAGAGAGATTGTTGGGTGATCTACGAAGCCATCCAGAAGATTGAGAAAGCAGGATTTACTCTCAAGGAATGTGGTGGCTTATTATCTGTAGAACCGTCCTCTCAACTGAATGAGATTCAGCATCAATGGATTAATAAACACAAGGATGCGATTGTGAGACAACTGCAAGCCCTTAAAATGGATGATCATCTTCCTTTGCTCATTCATACCTTTCAAGCCGATGTCATAAAAATTAGAATCACGCATGGAGGAATAAATGTCAGAACATAATGCGTGGGGATTAGACGATGAAATCCGTTATCTAAGACGCATTGGCCAGCATTCCGATCATACTAAAGATATGACGCGATCTGAGATACTCAAGAATTATCTACACGCCCAGTTGCGTAGAACACGATGGGATAATCTGGATCGCAAACAAGCCATCAGACTAACTTTTGATGCCTTGCAAAAGTCTTCACTTGAGGAAATGAAATGAAAGACTGCTCGCAGAATTGTTGGGGATGAGCATCGAAGAATGTGGAAGAGGTGACGTAATGAATGATACCGAATTGCTCGATATGATGGAGCGACTTCGTTGGATTCCAGTTCCGACGTTTAGAGCTATTCCGACAACGATGCCGGGCGAATGGGTTGAGGATTTTGCCGGATGGATGATTGCTGGATCGGAACAGCCGTATCCGACCATTCGTGCGGCATTGGTCGCTATGGCCAAAGGAAAACCATGAATGAACACTTGGCCATATGGACACCGGCATGCGATGCATCAAGACGCGCATGAGAGATGGAACGCCGCCAACTAT